TATAAATAGTCTTTTCAGCGTTTCGACACGCCTTACATTTAGCATGTCTATAATAATATGTTTGACCTTCGTATTTTCTGCTCGTTTTGTGGAACTCTTCAATGTCTTTTTCTATACCGCATTTAGTGCATATTTTAGTCATTTGATAGCTCCTAAAATAATTTCATTTGTTTTGTATTTTCTTCAAATCTTTTTATCATAGAATTATAATAATCAGAATCAAGTTCAATTCCTGCAAATTCACATCCATAATAGTGTGCCGCTATTGCACTTGAACCGCTGCCAAGATGTGTGTCGATTATTTTATAATCCGGTTTAGCGTAATTGTCTAATAACCATTCATATAATTTTATTGGCTTTTGACAAGGATGAAACCTTCCATTTTCTCGGTTTATATTTCCGTAATACCTATATTCGAATAATTCGCTATTTTTTTCAAAATCAGTCCATGCAAGCTCAATTCTTGCGAACTGTTTTACTGGTTGTTTTTTATCCCACACAATAAAACATCTTGTTTTGGGTAAATCAAAATAATTTCCTCCCCATATTATGGAATTTTTAGACACTCTTAAAAGTTCGTTAAAATATTCTTTACTCGGAGAAACATTCCAATTTTCGGCGTTTCCGCTTTTATTTCTTCCTTTTAATTTTTCTCCCCAACCATACGGAGGATCGACAATTGCTAAATCAAAATAATTATCATCAATATCTTTAATGTAATCCATGCAATCCATATTTAGCACTTCAATTTTATCCGTTAATTTCATAAATGCCTTCTTCATATTTGCAAATTACAAATATATTGTTTTTTTTCTCGAAATGACAACAGTCTACACAATTGCATGAACCGATCATTACTTTATCCATGTGAGGACATTTTGTTGTACATATTCCGTTTTCGTTGCAGTCGTAATTGTATTTCATTTTTCATTCTCCTTAGTTGTGTATATAATCCATGTTATTTTTTTGTTCAAATATTGGATTGTTTTCTGTAAATCTTTTTGTCTTTGGATCAAAAAATAATCCGAATCCACCTTCAGTCCCATGCTCACGATTTTTCAAAACTTGAATCCATGTTGAATAATTTTCTTGACCCGATTTAACGTTTTCTTCTCGCTCTTCATCTGTAAATCTATAAACACTTAATACATTATGAGCAAGATTAACTATATCACTACTACCAGAAATATCGCTTTTCATCGGCATTGTCTCTTTTATTCCCTGCGGTTTTTTTGCATGGGTAACTAAATGAATATGGCAATTAAATTTCTCTGCAAAATCGCAAAAATCAGAAACAACTTTTTTTTGCTCTAAATTCAAATTATTTTCACTAACATTCAAGTTTATTTTCATAAGACTATCAATCACATAATATTCGCATCCATATTTTTTAGCTGCAAACTCCATAATATTAAATAAATTATCTTTAGTTATTTCGCCTTTTATGTTTAATATTAACAACCTATCATCAAAATATTCACCTGCTTTAATAACATCATTGTTTGTCAAATGTTCCTTTCTGTAATGTTGTTTATATAGCCATGTTAAATAATTTACTGGAGACATCTCAAAAGAGCCAATTAAGCACCGTTCACCTTGTCCGATTAAATGGCATACCTCTTGATTTAAAAATGTGCTTTTACCTGATCCATTTCTACCAGTCCACAAAGTTATTTCGTTTTTTCTCCACCCTTTTAAAATATCATTCATTTTGTCAAGTCCAGTCTTCTTGCCATAAAGTTTCTCTGGATTGTTTATCCTGTCAATTATTTCATCACTATATTGTGCAGATGTTTTAATTTCATCAATACAGAAATCTATTGATTTATCAAATATATATTCGTCTATTTCATCTTTTGAAACTTTATTTTTTAAACATTCATTCATGTCTTTATACGGCAAAATTACATTTTTACAGCGCCAACGACCTAACCTGTCTACAATTTTATCAACTGCACTTTGTCCGGCATGATCGTTATCAAAACATAAATAAATTGTATCAAACTTTTCTAAAAAATCCCAATCATGTTCTATCCAATTTAAATCAGAAACTCCATTCGGAACTGATACACCTTTTAAATTATATTCATATAAACTCATAGCGTCTATATTGCCTTCTGTAATTATCAAATATGATGTATCAATTAAATCTTGACCAAATAAAATCGGTTGACATCCTTTTTCTTTTGAAAATGTTTTTTCTTTAATCCCTCTGTATTCTACAAATATAAGTTTGTTATCTTTATAAAATGGAATCATTATTCTATTATCTTTTCTGCCGATTCTATAAGTTTTAACCGTTTCTTCGCTTATTCCTCTATTCTTAAAATAATCAAACAATTCTTTATTTCTTGGATCACTATGTACTTCTGGAATTTTATAATTTTTCTTGTGAACAATTAAATTTTTATCATAATTCAATGGCTTGTAATTATCATTATGATAATTCATAAAATCAAACCAACTACCATTAAAATTACATTTATTATTACGTTTGCAATTAAAAGCTCCATTATCTAAATTTATTGCAAATGAATATTTATTCCCACATTCTGGGCAGTTCATAATTGCTTGACGCCCTGATGAATTAGTTGTTTGCCGATAAGTATAACCCTTTTCAAACAAATATTTAGCTACATCCATTATTATTGTCCTTTTAAGTTTAATTTATTATATATATTCTGAACAATTCTTTTATTCAATATTCCGATAGAATAAAAATATATTAACAAACTCTTTATTTTTTCCACGGCTCAAACCCATTCTTTTTTATATTATTATTGTTTTCTTTTTTTATTATTTCATCATTCCAACATTCATTATTTATATAAGTAGTTGGATGTTTTCTCCACTGTTTATCTTTACCGTCATTCTCTATATATAATGGTATATGTTTAAATATTTTATCATATTCTTTAATTGATATTTTCATAAAAGCTTGTTTTGCTTTCTTTTTGTTTTTACGGTAATCATACATATTCCAAAATTTTTCAAATGCACTTTCTTTTATAGCTTTATTATTATTACTGATACTGTTATTATTGATACTATTAATAACGTCTTTATTTTGAACACATTCAATGCCTCTATTTTGCAACTCTTGAACGTCTTCATTTTTAATACTATCGTTGTCTTGTTCTGGATACATAACTATATATAAATTATTATTTCTTAAATCATTTTTGTATAATTTGTCTTTTTTAATTAAACCTTTATTTATCAATATATCCATGTGCTTATAAAATCTATTTCTTGATATGTTTAAATTTTTAAGTATTGTTTCAACTTTTGGAAAACAATAATCTTTTGTTCCAGTATAAGAACATAGTAATGAATAAATTGCTTTTGCTTCAATTGTTAATGTTTCATCACACATTACTGAATTTAAAATCATTCCATAACCTGTAGGCATTTTTTTATATCCCATAATTAAACCGCCTTTGCAAAAACTTTTTGAGAAACTTTTTCTAATATCTCATCAATATCTTTTGTAAAATAGCTTGCTGTTGTTATTGCTGTTTGTATCTCATCTCGTAATTTTAATTGTTGTTCTGTAGCCTTTTCCCATTTATCTTCACCACTAACTCCGACTATGTTATAAATAAATCTAGCAACTTGTGGTATAATATAACCTGCCCTTCCTTTTAGATCGCAATTTTCATATAATGCTTTTGTCATTTTTTTAAAACTTTCGCCGCTGTTATCTCTTGCTATTAAAAGATTATCATATATCCATTGATAAACCTTTACTTTAAGATCTGGACTATACCACAAAGCAAGATCAATAAATACAAATGGGTGAACCCACTTTTCCCGACCTCGACCAGTTCCGCCAGTTTGGACTTCTCCATATTCTTCTTCAAGTTTTTTAATAAATTCCTTCGTTGCTGGTCTCCTAAAATAATCTGTAGCTTTTTGAATTTTCATATTGTTTAAAACCCTGTGATTATTACCAAATCTTTCAATATCGGAAACACTAAAAAAACCTGTTTTATGTTTTTGCCTTATCTCTATTCCCATAATTTCACGCTTCATTATAACTTCTGTTTTCATTTTTGTTACTCCAAAAGGTATCAATTTTTTTTCATTTTAATGCAGGCAATCTTTGCTGTCAATATTTTTTATTTTTATTGTAAGTTTTTTACTAAGGGGCGTTTAAGCCCCTTGTATTATTTTAAAAATACGTGATTTTCTTCTTTCTTTACATTGAAATTAAATATATTATTGAATTGAACAAAATATTCATTTATTGATGAAGAAAGTTTTATCATTTGAAAATTGTTTTTTAATTTAGAAATCATTCTTTCATGTTCATAAGATTTTTTTGAAAACAATTTTAAACAAGCTCTAATAAAATAACTATTTTTTCGTGCTTCAAATTCTGTAAATCTTTCAATGTCTGTTAATTTATTGAAAAATGTTTCTATTCTATTATCTGTCGGCATTTTAAATTGACCACGCTTAAACATTTTATTTATAGACATATTTGTGCTTGATGTCTCGTTTATAATAGATAACATCAAATTATAATTTACATTATATTTTTCACAACTTTCTTTGAAATTATAATACTCTAAATTATTATTAGCTATTTCAGCTTCAACATAATCTGCAATTCTCCAATTTTTTTGATTATTGTTTACCAATTTTATACCATTATAATCAAAATTCATATTTGTTTTTAAGTAATAAATTGGTTTTTGAAGCCTGCATAATGCTTCATATCTGTGCTGACCATCTATTATTTCATTATTGCTATTTATAACAATAGGAAATAATGGCGATAAATCTTCTTCGCTAATGCTTTGCATTAAATCTTTTACGTGTTTTTCGTTAATAGGTCTATTATAACCAATCAAATTTTTAAATTTGTATTCGGTTGTCTTACCTATTCTTTTTTCTTGTGTCATTTGACACCTCCAAATTATTTATTATAAAGTGTTAACTTTATTGCATTAAAAAAGCCCTGTAAACAATGCACCCTTTCGAGTTCGCTCCGCATTGCCTACAAGGCTTAGTTTTTTTAAAGACAAGCAAAGGGAGCGATTCCTTGTTTGTCTTCAACTATTTAGTTAACTATAATGTACCAAC